CCTAACCATACCCATCGGCGGCGTAAACGAAAAGAACCAGAAGGTTCTGTTTTATTTAGGCTGACGATCGGCAATGCATCAAGCCCTAATGGGCTTCGATCCAGCTGTCGCGTATGCAACAGTAGATTCCTACTATTACTCGGGTTACCCCGATAGGAGGAAGGCCTGCCTCTCATCTGTTCAACCCACATGTAAACTTCGATTTTACTCGAATTAACACGGTGGGCGTGCTCAGATAGAGGCCCGATAAGACCACAACTTGATAAATGTGACGGCACCCGACTTGTCATGACTTCGTCAGACAAAAGGGCCGCATATTTATTGTAGATGTGTTCAAATCGAGGGTCCAACATCAAGTCAAGTCTATCGCACCAGATCCGAAGGTTATTTAAAAATAACATTAATTCGTTCTGATTGTCGATAGGGCGCCTGATGTAAAACGGCGATACATCTACTCCGTCGTAATAGTGCATACCGCACGATTCACGAAAGCTCCCAGTAGCAAACGTCTTCTTTACATTAATTGTAAAGCCGAAGAATGCAAAAATAGGGAGAGCCTGTTCATAGCACGAAGTGCTACAAACAAGATCATCCCCATACTGAGAAACAAGAGTAGCGGTTCCCAGGAGATCCTCTATGCTTTGGGCAATAGCCCAAAATAGAAGAGTCTCAAGCTCGAAAGTAAACCCATTACCCATAGCAGAGAATTTCGAAAGCTTATGTAAGCTACCGTCAATCTCGACAACGGGTACCCTGATCATGTTCAAGTAATTGAACCAATCAGGTGGGAGTAAAAGACGTACTGTCTCGACAGAGATAGTATCGGAAGCTGCTGAAAAATCAACAGTGGCCTCGTCTTTAACTAACGACGCGCGTAAAGCACGTTGTTGGTTTACAGACTGATCGTGAAGGTCAACCATCGGTTCTTTACACATCTGTTTAGATATGTAGTTCCCGACGGCCTTCTGAAGAAGCATATTGCCGCTAGGCTCTATGCATATCAGACGATCAGTTTTCGAGTTCTTAGGAACGGTCGTCACTTTGCTATGATTCACGATTACTGGCGACTCGAAAATATCGAGTTCTTCGGTGACCATGGACCAAACACGTAACGCACGCAAGGTGACTTCCGGGTTTTCAAGTTTACAAGCCGGCGTCGCATGACGTCTTTTCGTAAAGATTGAAGCACCAGTAGTCATCTCATGGTTACTACGTAGTAGTTCCCATGATAAGTCAGGAAGAATTCTTCTTATTTTGACTTGAGCGGTATGTATTACTCGCTCAAGGAAAGCGGACTTGGAATTTCCACGTTCGTAAGAAAGAATCCTCGTATTTGTTTCTGAACACTTCTGTTCATTGGCAAAGAATGACTTATATGCAGCCTCCTTCGGACAGTGATGTAAATTAAAGTTATTATACTTTGACATTACTTCATGTGCCAGATAGTCACACTTAACGGCGTCAGCCGATAACGACTCAGTCGTTAGTGATTCTATCTGTGTCTCTAGGTAAGCTTTGGGCTTGCGTAAGGGATCTAGATTACTGCCAAGGGCAATAAAAAGATCTTTAACAACTTGCCCGGTGATATCGTTAAATTTAAACGGAGTCTTAGACTTCCTATTCATAGTAAACCTTAGGTATTATTATGTAAATTTACCAGACGTTTATTCCCGTACGCTATCTCGGTAAAGAGATCGCGCTCGGCAGATAAAGTGTCTGGACGAATATCGCCACTCTTATATAGATAAGAGAAGGAATTCGTATCGAAGATTGTTGGCCCTAGGCCGTCACGTGCAATAATCGGATAGTATGCAGTTCCATTAGCATACAAACGGTAAATATAACACACTTGACCGTCTATGGTTTTCTGTTGGAATGCAAATGCAGACCAGTTTTGTTCAATAAAGAACGACAGAGTTTCCATAGATAGAGAAGAGGTATTGTAATTTACCGACCCGTACAGTGACGTATTAGGACTTACTCCCAAACGACTATCTAAAGGAACGGTGCCTACTTCGGACCAGGGGTTACCCCCTAGGTAAGAGTAGTCATCAGGACCTAAAGAATAGTCAGCGACAAAGTTGTCGATTGTTTCCTGATCAGCAAGCTGATAAGATAAACCGACTTTCTTTGCGAGCATACCGACGGACACGGGATAAATTTCCGGTCCTTCGGGCTCTGGAGGGTCAATAGACCCTCCATCGCACGGGAGTAACGCTAGTCAATAAACTGAATTCAGGTTAGTGACCATGTCGACAATCATGGGATCTTTCAGTAACTCTACGATGCTCTCGAGTTGTTCAACTCGTTCAGCCTTTGTAGAAGTTGTAGTGAAAGTGAATTCCATATCGGCAAGTGCAGTACGTGCCAGGGTCTCAACGGTAGATCCGTGTGAGCCAGTTACAACTACAGTCGTAGGTCGAGCAAGCTTTAAACGAGGTTTAAAAGTTTGACGGCTACGAGTCGACGGGTTTAGAAAGAGAGTAAGGTCGATAGACCCCAGATCGCTTCCAGAACCTTGACTACATGACAACTGAGCGACTCCAGTCTGAGGATTAATTCCTCGAGGATTGAAGGCGTACTTTGTTGATGTACTAGGAGTTGTGATTGTGACAGCATTTAATTGAGGCATTATGCCTTCCTTATAGTTGATTAATTAATTATCTAATTAGTTTAGAGGATGCAATTTTCTGTAGCAAAACAGCTACCGTCGCCAAAAGTTGCGAGGTATTAAGATCAATACTGAATCTTAATTCAGAAATAGGCGGGCGAATTGTTGGAGTACGGGTAAAATACGTACGTTCCGGCAAATCGGATAGAGTAGGTTGAACCGACTGACCATCATCTTGAGAGATGACGGTACAATAGGAGCTACTTACCCTCTGCCCAGCGAACTCGGAGTTATAAATCTCTTTTACAATGTAATCTTGATTATAACTTCCTAGGAAGTCAGACACACCGACAAAGTAATCTACAATAAAGGAATACGGAACCAACTCCCAGGCAATACGGACGGGATTCAGATAGTTAATCACAGAAGAGAGGTCGACGATGTCGACAGGCTCTCGTAGTGAATCACTATTGAAACCAATAATGTCCTGCCTGGTGGATGATATACGTACTAGAATCCGCTTTTGATCGGGACCCCATAAATGGTAGTCCTTAGCATAAGAAGATTCAATCCATACGCGCGAACGCGCTGAGTGTAGATGTAAGGATTGCTTAACAATATCCTTTTGAAGGTCAATGAATATGTCCCCAATTAAATAAAAGATTGGCTTAATGCCAAACTGATAAAATAAATAAGGAGAAGCTATAGACGCGGATGATACCTTTAGGAGCCTTGCGGCTTTAGAGATATTTCCGCGCGCAAAAGCTTTATACGCATCGATACATAAAGTTAACATATCTTTCAAAATGGTGAGATTTTGTTTCATCTCGGCAGCTTCGCTGCCCCATTTTGTCTGGTAATGTTGAAATTTCTGTTGGTTAAGTTTATTAA